TGCTGAAGGTATTGCTACAGCACTCAACGAAGGCGTGACATACTTCACACAAGAAGAGAGTCAAGGCTTTGCTCAAAGAGTCAAAGATGAAGTCAAGACACTATTAGAGATTCCTCAACTGCCAGGGGCTGGCGGTGACACTGCTAAGTTTGTAGGCATGATGGGCGGTATTGCTTTAGGTCTAACTGCATTCAGTGCTGGTAAGTTAGTAGAAGGCGGTGCGACTGCTGTACAAGGCATGATCGACTTCTTTACTGGTCAAGACAAAGGCTTTGCTGTACGTATCAAAGATGAAGTTTCAACACTACTCAGCATCACTAATGGCCAAACAGATGATGGTAGCACATTCAATACTGCAATGGGCAACATAGCAACAGGACTACTCAAGTTCACAGCAGGCGAATTTGGTGCGTCATTTGCTGGTATCGGAACTAACATTCTAAACTTTATCACAGGTACAGATAGCCCGATAGAAAAAGTAAGAGAGATTGCTTCAAGTGCAGATGATCTATCTAAGGGCGCAAATGCTCTTGGTAGCATTGCAGAAAACCTAGGTAAATTCAAAGCAATCGACTTTGATGGACGTAAGTTCAACATTAGAGGTTTTGCTGATGATCTAAAAGAAGCAGTGCCTATCATCGAAGGCGCTTTGATGGGACAAGAAGCGGGTCTCATATTCGGTAATAAAGTATTCGGTCTTGGTTCCGCTGTTATGGAACCACAATATGAACAAGCGGCTAAGAATATAGGAGTTCTTAGAGGCGCTTTGGGCATGGGTGTTGGAGTTCAAACTGGTACATTGCAAGGTACAAGTGGATCTGGTGGTGCAAATCAATTCATAGCACCTACAACACAAAACATAGATAATAGTGTTAGCAATGTTACGAACAACTATTACACAAGCACTGGTACTGCTCCCTCTCTAGACCCTGCATTGTAAATAAAAAAAGGGAGCCCGAAGGCTCCCCTTTCCCCTATCACAGAAGTTCTAGTCGTTAGCTAGACCCTTGAAGAAATCAAGGTCGTCATCGTCATCCGTGGATGATGGAGCTTTGAACGACTCTTCTGCCATAGTAGGAGATGAAGCCTCTGCCTGAGCGGGAGCTGAACGCTCCTCAAACTTAGGAGTGAAATTCATCTCCACATCATCGTCCTCGGCTTTAGTCGTGGGTGCGTGTGAGCCGCCATCAAGTGCCAGAACTTTGTAAAGCTTTGCTTTGAGTTCTGAATAAGACTTGAAGTTTTTAGGATCGATGATATCTTGAAGCGACTTCTCAGACTTCCATACACCTTCTAGTGCATCGTCATCAGTTAGAAGTGGCGATACTTCGTCAAAAGATGAAGGTTCGTATGTACGGTACCCACCGTCGCCATTACGACACTTCAGCTTGAAGTTAGCGCCTTCCCAAAAGTCAAAAGGATTGATGGGTGTTTCATCCTCGAACTCTGGGTTCATTGCCGCATTCAACTTGTCAAAGATTTTCTTGCCGAATTTGTACAAGAAAACTTTGCCCTCATTCTGAGGATTCGTTGGGTCTTTTACCACATAGATGTTTGCATGGTAAGAAAGCCTACGCTTCTGCTTACGTGCAATCTCTTTGTTGGCATCAGAGCCTGAGTTCCACAGTTGAGAGTTATGCTCAGAGACAGGGTCATCCTGACCAATTGTTGTCAATGAGTTTTCGATGTACCAACCACCTGGTCCTTGAAAGCCGTGATCAAAGACACGAACAAAGGGCAGGTCTTCACCGTTGGGGGCTGGTAGAAACCGAATAATAGCATAGCCATTGCCTGCTTTATCGACCTCTAGTTTCCAGTAGTCATCGTTTTGTGAAGGGGATGCATTGTTCAATTTTTGAAGTTGAGAATTCAACTTGTCAAAGGAATTTGAACGTGCCTGCTTTAGGGCTGCGAAAGATGTAGTCATAAGTTTTCTCCTAGTATGCGCTGTATTGCGATTTATTTGTATATATTACACTATTGCGTTGTATTTGTCAAGTAGAATTTGCTTCATTTTGCTTTTTTCATATTCAATAAAGGGCGAATACTTCTTGACTAATCTATTTATATCAGGAAAAACTATGGTATCTTTGATACTCTTTTCCCAATGTGATAGACAGCCAGTCAGTTCGCACAATATCACAAGCGTCTCGAGGCTAATTCTGTTCATCATATAAAGTTTCAACATTCTTGGATGCTGACCGTTCTCAACTAAAAAGTTAGAGTTGAAGTCATCTTCCAATTCATTTATATCAGATTTGAACTGATACGTCAGTGCCTGTTTTCGCTTCGACCATTCAGTATAAATGGTTTCTGCTTTATCATCTACAAGTTCACCCGCCCAGACATTCGGGTTCACTATGATGTTGGCTAATAGAAAGTTTTTAGCGTCTCTCTTTTTAGACAACTTGTAGAAGAAAAATTTGTCTTTACGATTCTCAAATGCATCTGACTTGGCATTCACCTTGCCGTTATATTTGAAGAAGTCGTAAGTGGATGTAAAGTGCCGTTTCATAGCTAGATAGCACACATAGGTATCAAATGCATCACGTGTACTATACAAACTCATACTGGCAACCTGTCCGTCTTGTCCATCATATTTAGCTCCTCTGCTTCGTACTGTATCTTTGCTTTCAAGATAGGAGAAGACCTAATCATCTGACCGATTACTTCGATCTCAACTTCGTTCTTCTCTGCATACTCAACAACTGCATCAATATATGGAACACCCTTATCAATAAATGACTGTATCTCTTTGACGATATTTTCAGTGCTTATTTCTTTCATATGTTTAGTGTGTCCCTTATCTCCATTTTTTTGTGATCTCTGCCCATACGATACGCATAGAGAAAGAGTTGCGTCTCGGCAGAACTATTTGTTATCTTATTATCACTAATATACACTATATTGTCTCGGATGTCAAGACCAAATGTGTTTCCCCTTACACCAGGAAACTCAGTCATTTAGCACCTGATATCCTAAAGCCCAGTTCTCTGCGGCTGATTCTGCATAGTGTAGAGACTTGCCAGGAAATGATTTCTCTGTAACAAACTGACCATTATTATCGTAAACTTTCATTACATAACAGTCACTTTCTAAAACTACATCGGCTCTGACTTTGTAGTCAGCTCCTTCTTTGAAATACGATGATATAACAGACACGTGCTTACTCCTTATTTAGATGATTTAGAACTAAAGTATAACAGAAGTAAGCACGGTTGTCAAGAACTTTTAGACAGGATTTATCACATAATGCACTAGCAATACTAGAGCAACAGATGCGCCAAGTCCAACCATCATCTTGCCAAAGTCTTTAGCAACTAATGGGAATACAGACTTAGACTTCTTCTTGCCAAAGTACGTAGCCATTGCGAGTTCACGTCCTGCTAATAAACCAACAAAGACCCAAGTAGTAGACATAGGAATGTCATTGAGTTCTTTGAAGAAGTATAGGCATAGCCAGTAGAACAGATCGATCAGCGTTGCGCTTCGGACATAACGAGTGTTATGCTTCTCTAGTACGATCTGTTGGATCTTACCACCACGTTCTCTAAACATGAAGAACAGCCCTGCTACGAACACAACAGAGACCATGATCATCAAGTCTACGGGAACTACACGTGGCAAGAATACTGCAATGTTTGCCATGTCATGTGATAACCAAGTCCACCACAATCCACCAGTTGCAAACCATTGAGCAATACGCCAATACTTTTTGTTATCTTCAGTTACGGGCTGTGTCTCATCGAACCAGTGACCCGCATACTTAGTAATAGCAAACCATACTGCGTAAGCAAAACCTGCGGCTACACCGTAACCCATTATCGATTTCATAAGCATTTTCTCCAACACGAAAGTTGAAGCAAATACTGATAAGACCAAGAATGAAGTAGATACAGGCACACCAAGTCTAGTCAGTGCAACAAGAATGGCTGGGGCTGCGGCATGATACCACTGAACTTCTTGCCAGGGAATCTTATTCAATCGACCGTAACTAATATCACCGCCATTCACTGACCAACCATACCAAAGCGTTGCTAGTAGTACAGCACTTGCGGCTGCCCATAACGTCTTGTAGTTGAAACGCTCATTGTTAGATGCCATCCAAGTGCCGAGCGTCTGCACTGAATCATTTGCGATTACCGCATAAGCGGCAAAGAGGAACCCTACTGCGCTCCATAGTGTCAACATTTCCATATTTTTCTCCTTTGTTTGATGGCTTTACCCCATCGCTCACAAAAAAGCGCAGGCATTTTGCCTACGCTATTATTATGTATAGAGATTTTTCAGTCATACTGTAAATCTTTTATGAATCTTATGTAAAGATCATGTTACATTATATGAATCTTATGCAAAGATCATATTACATTAGAAGCTAAAGGTTGCTCCTACGTGAATTTCTCCACGCTCTGATGATTCAAAGTTGTATGATGTTTTAGCATACCACTCAACAGAGTCCATTCCAGACATTGAGTAAGTTGCTTCAAAGTTGATTGTAGGTAGTACATCTAGTGTATCACTCACTACTACTTCTTCATCATACAGTGCCAGTTTAGTGTTAGCTTCTAACTCTAAACCAGTGAGAGGCATGATAGACAGTTCTGGTGTGATGTCTACTGTCATGCGTTCTGCATCTGTGGCATAGTTGGCGTCTAAGT